GGTATCGGCGGTTGATTGGTTTATACATAAGTTAATCCAGCCCTTCCTGTCCAGTTAGTTGCATAATTGCTTGCTCCTGTGGCGTATTCTCGGACGTTTGTAGCCCTCGTTCGTCTATAAATATACCAAGAGCCGTCTGAGGTGAGTTCTGTCTCAGAGTCAATTGTCATAAATCCCCAATCAAACTGGTATGTTTTAAACCTGGTCACGAGTACACCACCGTTGTTGCTCTGTTATTCCACACATTATCAAAGTTTCCGTTACCATCAGCCCAAGTTTTATCAAGTGCTAGGGTGCTCGTATCAAGTCGCTTAATCTGCCAAACGTTCTGTGCACCTGTTGAGCCTGGGAGTGCTTTTCCTATGTAAATAATATTAGCAGTTGTAGTTTTGTCGATCTTCGTCAAGTAAACAATAGAACTGCTAGTGTTTTTTACGGTTACAGGCAGTGATCCATCAGATTCAGCGTTAACAAAGTGTGGCAAGCCGTCTTTAGTGTATGGAGTGGCAAGCCCGCCGCTACCACCGCCTCGTGATACTGGCTTATCTAGGAGTTCTTGTAAGAGTTTGTTACTGTCCTTGATGAGCTTTTCTACAGCTTTATTGTCTGTTTTGTATTCAGGTATAACGATAGATTCTACTGCCTTCACTACTTCTGAAATGCTTGTTTGTAGTGGTTTGAGATCGGGCGCATCTACTTGTACGTTAGGTGCTGCAACATCTACCTTTGTGGGTTGTACAACTAACTTTTGAGCTTTAACTACACTCTCAACAGCCTGTATAGCTTTAGTAAGACCATCTAGCTGTTTTGAGTAGTCTTTTGGTTCGGGTATCCTAATATCTTTGTGCGTTTTAGGAATTGCCTGAGCTTCTTTAAGTATCTGTGTTAAAACAGTAGTAACACCGCTTAAATCGGTGTTCTCGTGAGTCTTCAATGTATCGTGAAGAGAGTTAAGGGCTGTTACTACTTTTTCACTATCAGGCGTTCTCACGCTCTGTATTTGGTTAATAACCTCTGTTTTGGTTACTTTCCCATCAAGATAGTTAATGATAGCCTTAGCAGACTCAATAATCGTTGCCTGAATAGTATTTAGTTGCTGTGTACGTTGTGCTTCTTTGGCATCTTGTTCACGTTTAGCAACAGCTTCAGGTGATTGAGCTTCTATTTGTTGAAGTACGTCTGCTACAGTAGGCTTCACTTATTAGCTCCACTTAACAGTTACGTCACTTGCAGCACCAGTTACGATGGTAAGGCCATTCTTAAAACTTACGTTTGTAAGGTATACTCCCTCACCAATTGATGCTTTTAGAGTGCCGATTTTAGTACCAGATGCCGCCGTATTGTCATAGACTGTGATGGTTCCTGCTGCACTTGTGTTTACGCAGATACCACCCAAAACACCTGTTCCTGTAGCAACAACAGTTGTTGTAGCGGATGTGATAGGCGTGTAGTTGTATGTTCGCTCTGCCATAGTTTCCTTTCGTTATTGGTAGCTGGCTCTTTTTACCGTAGTGTTCTGGAGCATCTGCTCTACACTATCTGTGGTGTAGAGCCAGCCTTAGTTAGTTATTTAGGCTTCTCGTGTCCAAGTACCGTGTACTCGTTGTACTTGCCAGCCGTTAGCACCATCAGCTACTAAAGCAATGTAGCTACCAATAGGCTGAGAAGTTGCGATAGCGTCTTTGTTATCAGCACTTGTGAACCCGTTACCCATGATCTTGTCTGCTGCGTTAGGGCTTACGTTTACGGTGATACCTTCAGCACCAACACGAACAACGTAAGTAGCACCAGCTACAGTTGCAGGAAGGGTTACAGTTGCAGAAGCGGTTACGTTTTGAACTACGCCGCTGTCGCCTTCGTCAAGTGTCTTAGCTCCAGTTACGGCTTCGTATTGATTGAAACCACTGAAGTTTACTAAGCTTAGTTCTGCCATTTTATTTGCCTTTCTATTCCTCTATATCAAGATCAGCAGCAGTTAATTGCCGTTGGTCTTCCAACTTACGTTCTTCAGCAAGCATTGCGTCTTCTTTTGCTTGTCGTTCACGACGAGTTTGAGTACGGTATGCGTCAGCCTTTACTTGTTCGAGTACGCTTAACTTCATGCCGAGTTTGACCTTCTTCTGCCAAATAAACTGGTTAGCTGTTGAGCTTTCCTGTGGTGTAAGTGGAAGACCTTTTAGGATCTTTTCTTCTAGAGTCAGTTCTTTAGTTTCTTTTTTTGCTTCTTTAACTTCTGCCATTTTCTCTCCCTAAAATGCGATTAGTTAGTATTAAGCTACAGCGTGAGCACCAACAGCGTAGATGCGGTTAGCGTCTACAAATGCGTCGTAGCGGTGTCGGTAGTCAATGCGGTAACCATTGATTCCAGGTGGATTGTCATGAACTTTGTAGTCCTTGAGTTTCTCTGGGCCTACCAATACGCTTGGGTGCGTGATGATAAGGTCAAGAGCACCACTGGTTGATGGCATACGGCTTGATGGAACAACAACAACTTCGCAGCCGTCTACAGTTCCGAGGTCGCCAGTTTCAGTCTTTGTCTGACCTTTTTCAGATGCAAGTACAAAACCACTTTGTAGAAGTAGGTTGTAGTACTGAGCAGTCATCAAAGCTACACGACCACTTTCAGGAGCCTCACGGTTAGTAAGGTCAGCGTTGATAGCGGTGAAGTTTGTCCAAGCGTTAGAGCTTGTAGTAGCTGCGTCAGAAACGATGTCGTCTCGGTCGCTTGATGCGATAGAGGTAGCAAGTACGCTCAATCGGTAAGTGTCAATTTCTGGAACCATTTTGTTTTTAACAACTTGTGCAAGGTATTTACCAGGAGTACGAACACCCATAGTGTCTTGCATGTTTAGGTTGTCAATTGTTACTGAGAACGAACGGTCACGGCTAAGCGTGAAGGTTTGCTTCGTGTCTTGTACTTCTGTTGGCTCACCATAACGTTCAGAACCATTTGCAACGTAGTCGTTGATGGTAGGATCAGTGAGTGTGTATACGTTGATAGCGTTTACACCGTCCCATGACCAGTTTTGGTTGATGATACCTGACGTTTTAGCGCCAAGAACCATCAAGTCAGAAGTCTTTTTTTCAAACTTTGAGGCGAGGTTTACGGCCATTATGTTTTCCTTTCGGCGTTTTTATGCCGAGCTAAAATCCTGCTTCTTCATCAAAGGCTGCGACCATAGGGTCTACCTTTGGTTTAGATGTAGTTGAGGCACTACCCATACGGTCAGCATTAGCAAGCATTGTTTCCGTTGCTTTTTGTGCCTGTGCTTGTACCTTTGGAGTAACTGCCTGTGTAGCTTCGGCGATGGTTTGATATATTTCGTAAGGGTCAAGCTGTGAACCTACTAATACCTGGTTGCCTTGTGCATCTGTATCCCATATAAGAGCTTTGGCTAGAATTGCATCTGCTTTCGCAGTCAATTCAGCGTTATATTCCTTACTGTCTGAATCAAACATTGGGAATTGCTCTAGTGCCTTTTCTGCCTGGGTTTTGATTGCCTGTTGATTGTTAGCAACCTCTAGGCTGTATCGTTCCTGAGCAAGTTGTTCACTATAGGTTTCGTTTGCTTGTTGGGCTGCAATACGTTCAGCTTCTTGTGGAGTGAAGTATTCACCAGTTTCAGGGTTTACAGTTTCCAGTAACTCCTGCCGAGTAGCGACTTCGGCTTCTTTCGCCTTTATTTGAGCTAATTGCTGCGCTAGGAACTCAGGGTTCTCTAGGTTAGTTTTGAGCTCTTTGTTTTCATTTGCGAGCTTTTGAAATCTATTCTCGCTTTTAGGAGCTAAAGGCTTGTCACCTTCGGTAGTAGTGTCTGTTTCATCTGATTCGTTAGAGTCTGCCGTATCGTCAGCGTTAGATTCTTCCTTGTCTTCTGTTTCCTTTTGGTCGTCCTGGCTCAGCTCTTCCAAGCTTTGTTCCATGACGTCCTTTTCTTCTACCTGAGAACTTTCTTGTACCTCTGTTGCCGAATCTTCGGTTGCAGTGTTCTCTACGACTGCGTCATCTTTTACGGCTGTATCGTCAGCTTGTGGCATGACTATCCTCTCTTATTATTTGTTACTACTGTTTACGTCAGTGATTCGAGTGCTGAGATAGGCACTTGTGGGGCTAAACTCCCTTTCGGATGGAGAGTGGTTTTTGTAGCCCCACAGCTACCTACCGAAGCTTGTCTATCTTGGCTTTGATAAATCCTTTCTCTTGTCTTAACTTCTGAACAGCTAACTTATTTGCTGCCATAACCTGTAAAAGAAGCTCTGGTTTGTCGAGTGGTACATCAATGGAATCAAGAGATTTAAGGTGTTTAATTTGGTCATCAAAGTGTTTAATAACTTCTTTCAGTACAGGTACTTGATCTAAGATTGCGGCTTTTTCAGCCTTTAGTTCTTCTTCATCTTTAGATGGTTTTGTAGGGGCATAGTATCTACCGTGATTTTGGTATGCGTTAAATTCATCCATTTACAACCCCCTCTAGTTTTTGTTGCACTTCTTGTAGTGGTATACCGTTATTGAGGTCATCTATAACCTTCTGTATGACTTCATCAGGAGCACCGAGTTGCTGTAGGTTCTGAATGAGTGCTTGATCTTGTTCACTGAGTTGAGGTTGCTGTTCCTGAGCTGCCATTGCCTGTTGTTCTTGTGCAGCCTGTTGCTGCATCATTGCTTCTTCTTGCTGCTGCTGAAACTCTTTAAGGTCTACTTGTACTTCTTCGGGGTCTTCAACACCTGATAGCGTTACAACCTTATTCCATAAAGCAAGTACGTTTTCTTGTGGGATTATCCCTTGCAATACTGCTGAACCATCTAAGGATTCAATAAGCATCTTGGTGCTTTCTAACTGCGTCTTGTTATCTGCCATCTTTGAGGTAGATGCGTCTACATGGAAATGAAGAACAGGAGTAGCAGTGTCATAGTCAATAATGATCTGGTTTTGGTCATTGAGGAGTGTTTCATCAAATTCACCTTCTTCAGCACACTTTCGTAACTTTGCTGCTGTTTCTTCATCTAAGGTGAGTACTTCTACACCAGTACGTTCTGCAAAGTACAAGTTGATAGCTGTTTCACTCCATGATTCAAACCATGCCTCCCAACGCTTACGAATCGTGTTATCATCTACTGAAATAGAGGCTTGCTGTTGGTTGATACCTGCTGGTGTCTTTGAGAAACCAGGATTGCCTACATCTGCACTAATAGAAGTGTCTGGTGATGCTATGAGGTTGAGGAGTTGAGATTTCTGTAAGCCGTAGAGCTGAGGGTAGTTGGTAAGTGCTGAAGTATCTACTGTTAAAGGCACAATCTTAGCGTTAGGATCATCTGCTGCGTCTATAACGGCGTTTGGAGCGTACTTAAATGCACCAATGTTCCCGTACTTCACAACTGGTGGCTGAAGTGCAAGCGCACGGTTGTATTGATATGCCTGCATATCTGAGTCAATAAGGTTCTGCAAAGGCCCGATCATATCTACAATACTTCTACCGAGTGGGTTAGTACCGTCAATGTCACCAAAGAACCAATCAACAGGCATCTTTCCTCGTGGGTCTTTATTGATCTTGGTGCGTACAATTGTTTTTGTTGAAGGGTTGAAGGTAAAGAACGGTGCTTTTACACCTTTTTGTAGACCTGTAACCATTTCAATAGCGTCTTTTTCAGTACCAAGCTGATCTTCATGAGGGGCTTGCCCTTGTTTGTCTTTAGCGTCAGTTGCCTTCTTGATAGCCTGTAATGCTTCTACATCCCAAGTAGATTCATATGTTTCACCTCGTTCTTTTGCCTGCTTTGCAAGTCGGGCTTCTGTAGCAATCAGTTCATCTATGTCTTCTGGTTGCCACCATGTACGAAGGAATAGGTAAGGTGAGTTCTTAGCTGAGGTGATACCTTTTGGTATGTAGATATCCCCCCAGTAAGGGATAGTCATGTCGGTAGTGAAAGTACCATCTTTGTTTACAAATGGTGTGTATGAAGCTGAGTTACCAAATGTGAGGCCATTTTCAATAACAAGTTGTGCTTTTTCAAATAAGTCGTATCCATCGTTAGCGAATGGAAGTATCTTGTTGAGATAAATAAACTCTGCAACATGACAGAGCCATTCATATTGTTCGTCATCACATTTAACAACCCCTGTTGGTAGCTGTTGAACAACACGCTTTGGTGTCTTTTGAATAATAGAGGCGGTAGTACCGTCTGTTACTTCAGGATAATCAGGGTCGCCACCTGGGTACGGTTCATTTCTAGCTATGCGTTGGTATTCAGGGAAACGATCAGTCAAGCGATCTGTATGTCGCTTTGATTCCCACCATCGCTGTACGATATTTTCTTTTGTTAGGTACAAAAAAGGCCGCCTTATTGTATAGCGGCCTACTTTTTAGCTGGCTATTTGTCTGTATTATACTAAATTGCTAGTGATTTTACAAGTTAATCTTTTACTTCTAGTTTCTCAACAGTAACTT